GAAAGACAAGTTTATATAATTCCAGATACAACCATTGACACAACAACCGCTGCAGTTAATGTTTATCTTTCACCGACATCTTCAAGTTTTACTTCATACACCAAATTGTACGATGCTATCTCTGTTGATGCCAATTCTACTCTTTATCAATTAAGAGAATCGCCGAATGGTCAATATGAAATGGCATTTAGTGATGGCGTCACAACGGGTAGAGCGCCTCAAGCTGGACAAAAGATTGTAGTCAATTATCTTTCATCATCTGGTGTTAATTCGAATACTGCAAGTTCATTTACTCCTATTGATTCTATTACAGTTGATGGTGTAGATTATACTTTAAGTGTTACAACAGTAACTGCAGCAGCGGGTGGTTCAGATAAAGAAGCAATTGAAGCGATTCGTTTTAATGCTCCAATTACATTTGCTGCACAACAAAGACTTGTTACTGCAGATGATTATAAAGCTTTAATTCTATCTAAATTTAATACTGTTAATGATTGTGTTGCTTGGGGTGGTGAAGATAATATCCCTCCAGTTTATGGTAAAGTGTTTGTAAGTCTTAAATTTCCAGACTATATCGATGATGCTGCAAAACAAATTATTAAAGATAATATACAAACAAATCTAATTACACCATTGTCTATTATGACTATTAATTCTGAATTTGTTGATCCTACAATCACATATCTTGAATGTCAGACATTCTTTAGATTTAATCCAAATAGAACTAACGCTACAGTAAAAACAACTGAAAATTCTGTACAATCGATTGTTAATACTCATTTCACTGAT